TCTGTACCACTTGAACCTGAAGTTCCATCTGTTCCTGAAGAGCCGCTTGTTCCATCCGTTCCTGAAGTACCATCCGTACCACTACTTCCTGATGTACCGTCTGTTCCACTACTTCCTGAAGTACCATCCGTACCACTTGTTCCATCTGTACCGCTTGAACCAGAAGTTCCATCTGTTCCACTACTTCCTGAAGTACCGTCTGTACCACTACTTCCTGAAGTACCGTCTGTACCAGAAGTTCCATCTGTTCCTGAAGAACCTGAAGTACCATCTGTACCGCTTGAACCAGAAGTTCCATCTGTTCCACTACTTCCTGAAGTACCGTCTGTACCAGAAGTTCCATCTGTTCCACTACTTCCTGAAGTACCGTCAGTTCCACTACTACCCGAAGTACCGTCAGTTCCACTAGTTCCATCTGTTCCTGAAGAACCTGAAGTACCATCTGTACCGCTTGAACCAGAAGTTCCATCTGTGCCAGAAGTGCCATCTGTACCGCTTGAGCCTGAAGTACCGTCGGTTCCACTTGAACCTGAAGTACCATCTGTACCACTAGTTCCATCTGTTCCTGAAGTACCACTAGTTCCGTCTGTACCGCTAGTTCCGTCAGTACCATCAATACCACTTAATCCGCTAGAACCTGAAGTTCCATCAGTACCACTGGTACCATCCGTTCCACTTGAACCTGAGGTACCATCTGTACCGCTCGACCCTGATGTCCCATCTGTTCCACTTGTGCCATCCGTTCCACTTGAACCAGATGTTCCATCTGTTCCACTACTTCCTGAAGTACCATCTGTTCCTGAAGAACCACTAGTACCATCTGTTCCTGAAGAACCACTAGTACCATCTGTTCCTGAAGAACCACTAGTACCATCAGTACCACTTGTTCCGTCTGTTCCTGAAGTACCGTCTGTACCACTCGAACCATTCGTACCATTAACACCACTTAAACCTGATGTTCCTGAACTACCATCTGTACCTGATGTTCCATCTGTACCTGATGTTCCATCAGTACCACTTGAGCCTGATGTTCCATCTGTTCCACTTGAACCTGATGTTCCATCTGTTCCACTACTACCATCTGTTCCACTTGAACCTGATGTTCCATCTGTTCCACTACTACCATCTGTTCCACTACTACCATCTGTTCCACTACTTCCTGAACTTCCGTCAGTTCCACTAGTCCCGTCTGTACCACTTGTTCCAGAATTTCCATCAGTACCACTTGTGCCGTCTGTTCCACTTGAGCCGTTTGTACCATTAACACCACTTAAACCAGAAGTACCTGAGGTACCTGAAATACCGTCTGTCCCGCTTGTACCATCTGTACCTGAACTTCCGCTAGTTCCGTCTGTACCACTTGTACCATCTGTTCCACTTGAGCCTGATGTACCATCTGTACCACTTGTTCCGTCATTACCATTACTTCCTGAAGTACCGTCAGTTCCAGAAGTTCCATCTGTGCCACTTGACCCTGATGTACCATCTGTTCCTGAAGTACCACTAGTTCCGTCTGTACCGCTAGTTCCTGAAGTACCGTCTGTTCCACTAGAGCCGCTAGTTCCTGAAGTTCCATCAGTACCAGAAGTACCAGAAGTTCCATCAGTACCAGAAGTACCTGATGTTATATTTACCGTTATATTTCCATTACCATTATCTATAATTGATGCACCACTGAATGTAATCCCTGAAACAGGGCTAACTGTTGTAGTTCCATCACTTACTTGTAAAGCTGAACCTGAACCCGAAGTAATACCAGTTATTGAAACATTACTTCCATCACTATTATTAAGAGTTAAAGTTGCCGTACCACTATTATATGTTCCTCCTGTAACTGTTCCTGTAAATCCTGTAATTGTTATGGTACCACCATCATTATCATATAAGTCTAATGTTGTTATTGCAGAAAAATATGTACCTCCAGTAATAATGGTATCATTTAAATTTGCAACTCTCCATCTTGCATTTTCTTTAGTAACACCACTAACACCTTCAATAGTTGAGCCAGTCCAAGCGTTTTGAAATACCTGCCCACCTGCAGTTGTATTTAATACCTGATAACCAGAATCATATTCATAAATGTCCCCATCACTTAGGGCCACATTCCATAATGACTCGTAATTAGGTATAACATATTGATAAGTTAATTGAGTTTCTTGTACATAAACCAACATACCTAGTCTTCTTCTACCTGAAGAAATACCATCGTTATTTAGATTGAGTTGACTGATTATAGGTGCGGGTCCGTCACCACCATAAGTAAATGAAATTGGAATAACATTGCCTGAGTACAATACTGGACCTCCATCAATTTTAGTTTGTGGGTCAATTTCCCATAAAAGATTTGAAAGACTCCAAACTTCCATGTATCCACCAATAGTATCAACACTGAAGTTAGTTCCTGTGTCTGAATCTCTTAAAACCGATACGGGTGCGGTTAATAATGTACCTGATGTTGGGTTTTTATATTGAAAACTCATTTTTTTGTTTTGTTTTGTTTTTTTTTATTAAGTTAATGTACCACCTCTATAATATTGAGGTAAATTTCCAGTCAACGGCCTAAATTCTGTGGAAACGTATGAAGTATACATTTTATATACACCTTGTGGTATTGTATTTCCAGAATAATTAATAACTAAACCAAGGTAGGTGGCAGGAAGTGTTAAAGTTGCTGAGGCCGCTGAGGTACTTCCATAGTTTATTGTTGAGTATGTTTGTCCATTCGTTGCTGCGGTAGATACAAACCACGTTACCCAAGCACTTGTACCTGAGAATGTTCCTGATGGAATAACCGCAGTTTGGAACTTATATGCTTGTATAGGTTGTCCAAAAGTATCAACTCCTCCTGAAGTTGACGTTATACCAGTTACTACAATTGAAGGATTGTAAACACCCCACCCTGTATAACTAATATAAGCATTCATTTGACTATTAAATGTTGCTTGGTCAAGTGCTGGAACTGAAGAACCAGCAACGTTAAATCCTTTAAATAATGTACCACCTGAACTACCATTAGCTTGCATCCATGCACTCAAATTATTTCTTGGGGTCACCGCCGCTTGGTCAATAAACGCATATGCAAATAATGAAGCTGGTGTAGATGATGGAGTAGGTGTAAATGTTGGTGTAGGAGTAGAAGTATTAGTTGGTGTTAAGGTTGGAGTTGGAGTGTTAGTAGCAGTGGTTGTTGGTGTAACGGTTTCAGTTGGAGTAGGTGTTGCAGTAGATGTTGTAGTAGGTGTATTTGTATGTGTTGGAGTATTAGTTTGTGTGTTAGTTGGTGTTGGTGTGTATGTTGCAGTGTTTGTTGGAGTAACTGTTGGTGTTACAGTATTAGTTTGCGTTTGAGTTATAGTTTGTGTATTAGTTTGCGTTTGGGTTATAGTTTGTGTATTAGTAGGAGTTACCGTTGGAGTTGGTGTTGATGTTGCACCAGGAGTTGCAGTTGGAGTATTACTTGGTGTTACAGTTGGTGTTGTTGTATTTGTTGGCGTGTTGGTTGCAGTTTGAGTCGGAGTTGCGGTATTTGTTGGTGTTGCAGTAAGTGACGCTGTTGGTGTTGGAGAACTACCATAAGATGGCGTTGGTGTATTAGTTGGGGTAACAGTTGGAGTTGCAGTTGGTGAAGGGGTAACACAAGCCAAATTAACAACAACACCATTTAACATGTCTGTTCTTGTTTGTGCTGAATAATAAATTAAATTGTCCACATAAACATTAAATGGTCCAAGTGCATTTGAATTAGACGCTAATCTAACGATATAAGTTGTACACCCTGTTACACTCAGTTGTTGCTCTATGTTATTATTACAACCTGGAGCATTATTGGTAACAAGAATTGAATATGTAGTCATCCGCGGTTTTTATTAAATAAATACCACGACCAATAGATTTCATTAAAACTTGAATGAAAAAGATTTTTTTAGGAAAATTAATATTAAAACTACGAAGTTGTGGTTGTCAAATCTGAAGTAATTGACACTGAACATGATGCTTGTTGTATTGTCATATCTACAATACAAGATGCCAATTCTATTGTGATTGCAAAAGCACATCCAAAAGTACAATCTAATATTTGGAATACTTCACATCCAGAAGAATCCGTTAATATTAACATTATTTCAGGAGCCGTTTGAAATATAGCAGGTATTACCGAATTATAAGATACTGTAGGGGGAACACCTGAAGATATTGTTCCAAGCAAAGATTTATTATTACCATAAACATCGGCAATATAAACATTAATTGGGTATGTACCCCCTGAAATACTTGTTATCCTTACTTGTATCATGATATACACATAATGTCATAAACTATTGTCAAGTCCACGATTATTTCTTGTCCATTTAGTGATGTATTACCAGGACTTGTCTCAATAGTTATTTGGTTATTGGAATCGTCAATAGTTACATTTCCGATACCCGATATTGAACTTAATAAATTTTTCACAGTATCATAATATTGATTGTCTGTTGGGACATTTACTAAAGATGTTGTAGTGAAGAAGTTTGAGTTCGTTGTTGTCCCTAATGGATTAACAGAAACTTTGACTCCGAATGTTGCGGAAACTAAACTACAACTTGTATTACCTGAGGTTAAATCATTGAACCCTTCATTTAACATTTGTAATAAACCATACTTAGTTAATGATTGGACATTAAATTTCTCAGAACCCATTATGTAAGTTTGGTATGATACATAAGTTGCATCACAATTAATCACACTTGTTCTTTTTAAAGAACAACCTGTACTATCAATCACAGTTAAACTATATGTTCCAGCAGTTAATCCTGTAACTTGAATTTGTTGAGGATTATTTGAAACATTACTTGACCAATTAAATGTATATGGTGGAGTACCTGAAGAAATGAATGAAGTCAAACTTCCACTTGAACCATTACCACATGATGTTGTATATAATGTAAAATCTAAAGGTACACTTTGTCCGACATATACTTGAGTTGTTTGAGTACAACCTGTGGCATCCGATACAGTAACAGTGTGTTGTCCACCTCCAACATTATTGAATGTTACGGCAGATAAAGCAGTATTTAACACACTTACGTTACCGTCCAAAGTATAAGTATATGGTGAAGTACCTCCTGAAGTTTTTGTTACTAAAACAGAACCATTATTTTGATTACAAGTTGTTCCTGTTGTTTGAGTTGAAATTGTAAAAGTATTTGTCGCAAATAAGGTTACTTCTTGCATATATGAACAACCAACCGCATCTTGAACTACAATAGTATATGTACCTGTTGATAAATTTGAGAATACTTGTGTAGTTTGTGTATTATTAACATTAATTGTATCACCATTTGGTTTAATCAAAGTATAAACATATGGTGTTGTTCCTCCAATAACTGAAACTGTTATTGAACCACCTGAGCTTGAACAAGTTGAGCCTTGAGCACTTATATTTAATGATGCAATTCCCTGAGGTGTCACTAATGTAGTACCGCCAACCACGGTACATAATGCTGCATCCGTAACTTGAAAGTTATACTGTCCTGCAGATAGTCCTGATAAAGTCCATGTTTGAGGATAACCCACAAAAATGTTACCTGTAGATGCAGAATAATAATATGGTGCAGTTCCACCTGTAATTTGGACGGTGATTGCGCCATTTGATGAAAAACAACTAGGTTGTGTGGCTTGGAATGGTCTCAATCCAATCGGATTAACATCTGCAACATAAGCATTTTGTGTTAACGTACAACCGTAGTTATCAGTTACTTGAACTGAATAATTTCCACTTGTTAATCCTGTAATTGTACTACCTGATTGTCCCGTATTCCATAAATAAGTGTAAGGTGAATGTCCTGTAACACCTGTAACAAATATTTTACCTATTGGTGTTCCACCACAACTTGAATTTGGTACGATATATAACCCATAACTTAAAGGCTCAGAATCTTCAATAATAAAATCAGAAGTAGTACCTGAACATCCACCTAAATCCTCAACTGTCATATAGTAAGTTCCCGCAGTTAAATTACCAAAAGAAACATATGATGTATTAGTTGTTGCAGATGTTATGTAAGTATTATCCGCAAAATAAAGATAATAATTAGTTGATGAATAATCTGATGTGGATGTACCAGTAACTGACCCGTTATTCAACGCACAAGTCGTTCCTTGCACAGAAACTATACTTGAACAAACCCCACTTGATACAGGAATGTTAATGTAAAATTCTTGGTTAATTGGTAGTGTACTATCATTAACCCTCAGGACATATGTATTGCCGCTTAAAGATGATAATATCGCAGGATTTGTATCTGCACTTAACGCAATAGGTTCTATCCATTCAGTTGTATATGGAGGAGTACCTCCTGAATAGAATATTGATATCGCCCCCGTAGAATTTGATTGACAATCACCTGTTACCGATATATTATAATTAAATGCCGACATTCTTATTTAGTACAATCTATATTAATATTTATCCCAACATTTAAATAAACAGTCTCTTGTAAATTTTGAGGTTGGCAAGTTAAGTTAGTTATGGTTAATGTATTACCATTTAAGAAATATGTATAGCCATACTCATACATATTTGGTAAATAATTTATTAAAGCATTTCTCCATTGAGAATTTGTTGGTACGTCAGTTAATCCATATCCATTATAAAATGAACTTTTAATAATTGTGTCAGTACCGATTTTTAAATCTACATACCAATTAGTTGCAATTGAGTTTTGAACACATTGACTTAATGTTAATCCACTTGATGCCAACATATTATTAACTCTGTTAACTAATATACTACTAAAGTTTGATACGGTTACATCACCATTCAACCATGGGTATATGAAAAAGTCTACGTATTCTGTTGAACATGTATAATCAAATATATTTGAAATAATATAACATGGGTCAACAGGAACAGGCACAAATTGACAACCTCTTTGTCTTCTATAAACAAACTTTTGTTTATTGAATACGTTATTTTCTAATTTGACTCCACCTTGCCAAATAGTTGTTGCAGGTATCATTTGTTCAACCAACTTTAACCAATAAGGACCAATACCATTTACATAGTCAATTAACTTTTGATATGTATATTGATTATTGGGTAACCCAACTGTTTGTTGCGATTGAATGTACTTCCAAAATATAGATTGTAATGTAGGATAACCTCCTGTTTTACCATCAGTAATGTATTGTCTATTTCTTACATTAATCATGTTTTCCCAAAATGTTTGAGAAAATTCAAAGAATGTCTTTTTCTTTGGTTCAGGATTAACATATGTCCAATCTACACCACCTGGAACTGGATATCCGACCGTCAAACCTGATTCAGGTATCGGATAGTCATATTTTCTTGATTCGTCCCACACATCGTAAACAATACCCTGAGCAGGATTTAAAAATAAATCAACATTCTTAACATTTAATACTAATTTTTCGTTATCAACGTAGTAATAAGCATTATAGTCACCTTGAGTTGATACTCTTATTTTGTTATCATCTTGTAACCATGATTTATTATTGTCCACAATTTTTTGAAGTTTAAAACCTTCATTCATATATGGAAAATCTCTAAATCTATTCAAATATGTTTGACCATAAGTGAATGGCATTAATTGCGTTTGAATATCAAAATTTTGTCCTGTATAAACATTACCTGTGAGTACTACCTCATCAGGACTTCTATGTTGTGGAGTTTGTTCATACCAACCCGAACCTATTTGGAAAAAATAAGTTTCAGTGTTAAGTGGCGCTCTTGGATATCCCTCAACATCCATAGGATAATCAACTAATCTTATACTTGTATCTTGATAAGATGATGTCGCAGTAAATGCCGTGAATAGTTGCCCTTTAACTTTAAACGTGTCATTGAGTAAATAACTTGGACTTTGTTGTACATAAGTACCCCCTGATATTTGAGCCCATTGAGTATAGAATTGGTCTAAATTAATTTTTTGGTCGGCCAAGTAAATGTGTTCATTAAATTCAATCAATGAATCAGGTGCACCAATCAGTCTCAATAAAAATTCAATAGACCTTCTAGTACCTTTTGACTTGAATAAATAAGATGCGTTTAGTATTAAATTTCTATAAAACGAGTAGTTTAATTCTGTTGGTGTTAAGGCTCTTGCATAACCTGGATACGTTGGAGTGTTTGTATTACCAAACACAGAACCCAAGAAATCCTCGTTAGTTATTGGTGAAAAGTTTGAAGACCAACCTAATGTTCTGGCTAAATTTACCAACAATTCCGATGGGATGTCGTTTGATGGGTTATAATTAACCGAAGTCATATATGCCAATCCATCAACAAATTGTTTTATTTGGTCAAAACTTCTACCATATATTTGAAATATCTTTTCAACTTTCTGCCCTAAAGTATCAAACTCTTTTAATGAATCTGTAACCAAGAATCTTGAAATTAAATTGGTTTTGAATTCGTCCAAATTAAGAGCAATTGCTTGAATTTCTTCCAAGTATCTGTCAAATAAAAAAGACCTAATATCTAAATTCCAAGGTCCGTCTTTTGGCCAAGTCACTTGTTGAAAGTCAGTATAAATTTGACCATATTCATTTTGCTGAGGTACTTGAAATATTGCAGTATATTCAGGTCTAATTAATCTATTAACCAAAAACTTTTCAACTTCGTCAAATGTTTCTGTAAATGTCTTGTCAACTATATAATCGTTTGGTCTGATTTGAAAATCCTCATTAATTGTGGTCGCAGTTGTTCCAAATGGAGCTCCTGAAACGTAAAATGTTAAGTAACCCGAAGATAAAGTTTCAGATGGTGTAAATGATAGTACATTATATATGTTGTCATTAATACTAACACAATAATCCAAATAAGTCGCATACAAATTTCTGTAAGGAGAAACTTGTAGTTCTCTAGCATTAAGATTTGTGGCAGCACTTAAAGAGTAATCAATATCAAACGGATTATTAATTCTACTCACATTAACTTGAAAATATGTTTCATCAGTTTGAATATCATATTGAATGTTAATTGCAGTATTTCCTGTCGTATAGTCTAAAGAATTAAAAACAATATCTAAAGATGCTGGAAAATAATTGATTATTTGAGTAATTGATACACTGAATCTTTTTGCTAATGAACCATACATTGAAAAATTCAGAACTTGACTAACATCATAATTAGGATATACTCGGAACTGAGTTGATAAAATTCTTCTACTCTCAGCTAAACTGTCAATATTTAACATATCCAATGATATTGGTTCCGAGAACGCACCTACATTGAATTTTCTATTAACCTTTTCAGTAACACCAGTTGTAAACTCAAAATTTCCTTGCGTAAGTCCACCGCCTTCAACAGTTTGTAAACCTACAATGTTGTCGGAAAATGTACCCGCACCATTACCTGGTCTAGGTGGGTAAAAATATTTAGTTCTTGATGTAGCCATTAACTAGTTATATTTGTAAAGTTTTTACTGAAATCAATATTATTTCCTCTACCCTGTCTAACCTCATACAATAATGCGTTGAATTGGTCTCTAATCTCATATAAGTTATATTGTCTGTATATATTATCTTGACTATCGTAAATTGTGTAGATACCATCGTCAATAGACTTAGTTTGATTACCGTAAAGAGCAATTGCAAGAGATGAAATATCGTACTCAACCATTTCAATCTCTAATGTAACAGGATTAAAGAATGTGTTGGATATAATAATATTTTGACTTGGTTGTCCAATATATGGTGTTGCGTTTGGCTTGTTTGTTGGTGATGATGATGGTGATAGCGTTAAGAATATTAAATTTGACGTACCATCAACATATCTATATCTAACCGACTTTTGCGTTGTATTAACTTCATTTGTCACTACAGGTTCACAAAAGAAAGAAGATGTAACAACTCTGAAAAAATTAGGAATTTTCGACCCATCGGCATTTAAATATTCAATTCTAAACCCTACCAATCCTTGAGGTACAAATTTATTTTGATATTGGGCGGGTACATTAGTTATATCAATTATAATCCCTTTCACATTTGGTAGTGCACTTAACACCCCACAATCTGTAATTACAGTTCTAATTTGTGCGGGTCTCAAATAAAGTGTGTAAAATCCAAGTGCGTTAAACTGTTCTGCAGGAAGCGTCAAATTGTATAATCCGCCAAGTACTTCAACACCTGCGTTACCTCCAGTTTCAGTATTATTAAAATAAGGTTTTAAAATTGTTTGAGCATCAAGTTCTGTTAGGACAAAATTATCCGTAACATCTCTTGATGGAGTGTAATTCATTATTATCTGTACATCTTCAGGACTTACGTCTGAAGGTCTTATAGTACCGTATGAACCTATTGCCATTTTTTTATTTTTTTACTTTTATTACTTTGTTATATTCGTTTCTACACAATCTCTATATTCCATAAATACCCCCTATTGTTTTTTCGTAACATTAAAAAAACCATAACCATAATTTATCATGTCACCTAAGTTGTCAACCTCACCTAATCTTTGAATTCTTTCATACGCAGAATTCTTTCCTCTTTCAACAAAAACATTAGTTTGTATTTGTGGTTGGTCAATAACCCTTAATAAAACTTCTTCTTTTGTTATTGGTCTTTGTGATAAATTATTCTCAGTAAATCCTGAAGATTGTTCAAAAAATATTGTTGTGCCATCATTATAATCATAGTAGTTAACTTCCTGAACAGTATACGCAGTAAATATTGGATTTATATCACTGATAGCACCCCATATTTGCCCATTCTTTATTACAGGTACTCCCACTTGATACTTTGGAGTGCCGTACAAAGCTAAATCAGTTAATTTTGATTTAGTTATACCTGATATTGTAAATGGAACTGTCACATAATTGTTCGAGGTTTGAGCGGAAATTTCATTAACAGCATCCCCAGAAAAAATATAGTTGTAACTTACAGGTGTATTTAACCAATTACCTCCAGCGGGAATAAAAAATGCCTCTCCGTTAGGATTGTTAGCAACAACATTTTCATATGGAGTTGTAATTGTTTTAGCAACTTTTGTTACACCCCATGGATTTGATTGTTCCAAAACTATGGTATATTGTTTGTTTGCCGCAGGATACGTATGAGTCATTGAATTTGGTGTGTATCCTGTTACTACTTGTTTTGGCGACCCATCTCCCCAATCTACTTTATATGCAGATAAATCAAGGAACTTTTGAAACTCACTTGAAGTGTTGTATATGTTGTACACATATGGATTTGCCGTTGTTGAAGAAAATATGAAGTTTGCAACAACATCTTTCTGTAACACAGCTCCATCAAATGGACTATAATACCCAACATCAACCGCAGTCTGTCTAATAAGAATTGGTATTGTTAATCCAGTCAGTATTGATGACTCATTTGGACCTGAACTAACCACTTGAGTCATTGCAGAGTAAACCCCTACAGAAACCCCGCTATAAGTTACTGTTGAAAGGTCTCCCTTAATAGTTTCGGGTGAAATTATAATATTATATAAATCTTCCATTAGATAGCATTTACGTATTCATACCATTTTATGGGTACTAACGTCCCTGCTCTTTGATATGTGGCGTCATATATGTGTTGGTTGTCATTTATATTAAAGACTTGGTAATTATGTTTTTCATAATCCAATTCAACTCTATAATAGAAAAACTGTGAACTATCAAATGAATATTTATCACCAGAAATAGATGATTGAGGCATGTTCATCATTTTAACAAATTGTCCTGTTTGAGCATCATAAAACTTTGCACTCATATAAAATGTACTAATATCCAAGAAAGTTCTTTTTTTCAACCAATAAACAAAAAATCCTTCTTTATCACCAACATAGTCCAAAACAAAATCAGGTTTTTTAATTGTCACAGGCGTTCTTTGCATTAGAGCATCCATCTTCAAACCTTGTTGTGTTGGTAATATTATTGTTACGTAGTTTTTTTGTTTTTTAGGGTCTACATTATCATATAAATCTAGTTTAAAAAAAGAGTTAGAAAATCCATTACTATAGTAGTAGATTTCTTGAGCGGTAAACCCTTCCATTCTATAATCAATTTTCCAATTGGCAGAGTCATTTAGTGAACCGCCAGAATAAAAATAGAATTGATATTTTATATCCGTGTTGTTTGTATCTCCTGATTCAGGTGCATGTGGAAATCTTGTAACCTCAAAATCTCTACCAACACCAATAACTTTAGTAATAACTTCTGATTCATACTCGTCAATACTTTGGTCCAAACCTAAATAATCCCACGTTAACTGCACAGGTATTGTAATTTGTCTATCAACAAACCCATTTTGCATTATTTGTATTTTATTCACATCCATCTATTAACGGTTTGTAAGGGTATGGAATGCCAAGTATATCGGCATTGTAATTTATTCCTTCAGGTATTAATCTAAATACAGTATCCTTAAAAGGATATTGGGCACTGTTCAAAAATGGATAATCAACACCTCTCTGAAGATTATCTATAAAACCATAAGTATATAAGTCTCTCCATCTGAATTGTTGGTCAGCACTTGAGTAATAAGAATAACTAGGTACTTGGTCAACAAATTGTAAATCACCAGTTTCAATGTAACTTGAGAATACTCTTATCGTCATTGAGTGATGTGGCTCGTAATAATATCCAGGAGCATTTGTACTTGAAGTATTTGTTGTTTGAAACACATCCTCATTATATTTTAACTTATGGTAATAAGGTGATACAACTCTTTCTATTTGTTCATAATCGTTCCACTCACAAAAGTCACCATCAATAGTATCCCCCGACATCAAATCTTGATTATAATAAAATGTTTTAGTTGCACCGTTTGTTAGAGTGTAAGCAGAAGTTTGTATATTTGTGTTTGAATTAGTATTGTTCAAATTCCACCAAGAATTTGTTGTCTTAGTTAAATTAAACTCCCACCCTTGTTTTAAACCAATACCATTATTTGGTTTATTAAAATATCCTGTATAACCTTTATTAATCACAGTTAAAAATAATTCACTAACAGGTCTTTTTTGATTATCAATAACATTACGTAGATTCAAATCGTAGTTGACAGTAACATTATAAACATTACTACTATTTTTTTGCGATATCCTTGAAATTTTGTTAGGTGTTATTGAACTATATTCAAATTTTTTATCTTCATTGAATACATTTTTTTCAAATGCATTTTTTGTCATTACACAATCATTTACATTTGTAATTATTTTGTGTTCTCTAACATAGTATTTTGAAGTTGTTTCCAAAATGTTTTCAGGATTGATAACTCTTTTGAATGTTCCTGAAGTACTATTGGCAAATGTAGTTCCTGTATATCCTAAATTATAAATGTTGAAGATATAAATACCACTTCCTAAACTGTCATTACCTAATGAATAAACTTGAAACAAATTATTCCCATTATAAGAAAACGATAATTCTACATATTCACCAACAGTCAATCCATGAGGAGCAATACATTGAAATGCAACTATACCAGAACCATTTTGTGATGAATTGTTAATTGTGAATGGTATACCAGTTGACGCTGTCCAAGTTAGATTATTATTGTTGAGTGTGTAAAATAATTGTTTGTCGTAGTTGTTCTTATAAGCATAACTAATATAATATGTCCAGTTATATGTGTAAGCACTAATTGCTTTATAATTCACATGTTGGTCTTTTACATCTGGTCTATAAAAATCAAACTCATAATATTGTGGCAACCCTTTCCATATATTTGTTGACATAGAATTTACAGGGTCTACATAATACAAATTGTTTTTAAACGGGTCATAATTAGTACTACCTGTATAAGTGTTATCGTATAAATAATTTACTTTAAATGTTGGTCTAAATATTGTAGATGCTTGTCTTTCATCATCATAGACTTGAGCCAAACTAATACTTGAACTTTTGTCATATTCAATCATTTGTTGACTTTGTTCTTCCAACGAAATAGTAATATCTTGGTCAACAAGAGGTGCCGACTTATATTCTTGACTACTTGGTACGATAGTATACTTATTCACCTATTGAGTATTTTGTTTTGAATTTATCAAGTGCCGTAGCACCTTTTACAGTTCCAAAATAAAATTGGAATGGGGCACCTACTATAAACTTACTACTTGAGGCTCCAACCTGACTATATTTTCCGTTAGCATCTACACTGAAAATATAACCTCTTGCATATAAATCACTAACACTTGAATTAGTGTTTCTAAAGTAATTAGGTGTGGTCAAACTTGTCCTATCTAGAGATTGGTAAGGTCTATTTTGTACAATTTCAGTTTCGTTGGTTGCCCAAGTGTTGTATTGGTTACCGAAGATTGTTGCCGTGTTAGCAAGTCTCCATTGATAGAACGGAACAACTTGAGATTTTATACCGTATGGGTATGGATAATTATTTACGTTGTTACTACTTCTAAAATTAATTCTACCAGGGGTTAAGTAATCCTTTGTTTGTAAATTTTCAGTTGTTGACGAAAACCAAACAGCCATAATAGGGTCGTTTGAGGTTCCCAATATAGTCATAGGCGCACCACTAATACTATTATAAAATTGAGGTGAAAAACTTACGTTTCCAATTTCAGAATTAATAGACATCAATTGTGCCAAATCACCATCAACTCTTTTGTAAGGTCTTGAAAATAGTTGATTTAATGAATTGTCGCCAAGAGATATAATTCTTGATAAAAATCCCTCATCAGTTATTCTAGAAATAACAAAAAGATTAACCAAATCAGATGTATCAGAATAACTTGTTGGATTAATACTAGGTAGTATATAAGCCTTTGTTGCAGGGTCCAAAACAATTTCTGAGTAAAATGAATCTTTATACCCTAGATTAATAATTGTAGTAGGAAACAAAAGATTCACATCATTGATAGAGCCTACGTTTGAGGTTCTTTTACCAATAAATTTGTTAGTAGTAATACTGTATGGACTACTTCTAAAATAAAAATTATTTGTACTTGAATCAAAGTGAGCTAAATCAGTACAATATACTGGTGGTAATGGTTTATTTTGTTGGTCAAAGTAGGTGTCAACTTGAATTGGGAAAGCATATAATGTACCATTTATCCAATTGTTTACAAATGATTGTGACAACACACCTCTACATAAACCATAAAAGAATCTGAAACGATATCCCCACTCAGAAAAATTATCCAAGTCAGTAAATAAATCAGTTAATGGTCTTCTTAAAAACATATAACATCCTTTTTCAACAGCATCAGAAGTAGTACATCCACTATTAATACTAAAATTATTACCAAAACCTTGATAACATCCAAGTCCAACCATGTTTTCACAGTTAAAACTTTCTAACACTTTTAACGAATTTGGAAGACCTGCAATGTTAGGTGTTACTTGGTCAGCACCTGTTGTATATGAAACAGTTGTAACACTAGTACCCTCACCGTTAATAAGATAAATTCCAAAATTTAAATTTTGTTGTAATATACTAGGATTTATACTCCATGAACCACCGTCAAGTCTGTCTGATGTTGGAAGTCTATCAGTTCTTAGAACATTATTGACTGAATTATTAATTAACATTGGAGATGATACCAAATTTGGGTATAGAGATTGGGTATAATAATAATATTTTACATCACTCCAATTTGATATTGCCGTGTCTGAAAGCATCTGTGGATAAGCACCCCCTGCGGCATTAACTGTCATTATACCCATAGAAGTTATATCTTCACTTAAATCATATTTTGCATTTTCGGGTGATGAAAGATAAAATCCATTACTTGTTTTACTTACAACTGTTTTACTAGAAATATTAGTATAAAGTCCGCTAGTATTTTGAGCATCTATACTTCCGTAGTATCCTACAGAACTTGATGTAAAACCAGTATATTGTAAACCAGGTTTTGTACTTCCTGATATACCAGGTTTAAAAAAATAGGATTGATAAAATATTTCATTTTGATTTGCAAAAGATTGAACGCTAATGACATTATTTGTTAATTTTTGAATCGGTACATTTAATTTTGTTTGTGCCGTAAAAGTAAACTTCGGGTCATCAATTGTGCTACCAAAAATTGCTCCAAGTTTATATTCATTTGTATATTTTGGAGAATATGGGTCAACCCCTCTTTGTAAAACTAAAATATATTGATTATCAAAATCATCATAGTATTCTCTGAATTTTAGTGCACTGTTGTTTGTAACAGATAACTCAGTCGTTGACGCATTGCTTAAAAACCAACTAATATACTGTTTTGACTCAAGAATGTTAGGTAAAGATTGTGTTGTTGCAGACACCCATATTTTTGCCGCGTCTGACACAGTAATCGCAGTAATAACCTGATAATATTCAATATCTTGAGGATACTTATAATTTGTTTCAGAAGAACCATAAGGTAACGAATAAGAAACTGTAGACGCGCTATACTGAGCCGTGGCATAAGTTACATTAATTGTTGTTGCTGCACTACTATTATAGGAAGTACCACTAATACCATTCACAATCCCATTTTGAGTAGATGCACTATATTTATAATTTGTATCAAATGAATTTGAAGGGTTTACAAAAGTAATTAAATCACCCGTATTGTATTTTTGAGTGGCCAAAACGGTTAACGTATTATCAAAGTGACTCTTGTTAATATTAGAATCCTTGGCAAATGTGACTTTAATTTTATTCAAACCCGTAAAATAATTGCTTCTTTGGTTGAAAAGATTAATTCTTTCCCCCAAAGGTAAAGTTTTAGAATCCGCAAAACGGAACCTATTTGGCACACTTGGTACTCTTGCAATATTTGATTTTGGTGTTTTATATCTTGATGGGTCACTTTTGAATGCGTTGTCTTGAAACCCTGCAAATGCAACCGCATATGTATTAGCATAAACACCTATATCTTCTGAGGGACTTCCTGAAAATAAAAGTTGGAGACTATTTTGATAAAAAAGTGGCGATGAAAAATAAGATAATCCCCCTGATGGAAAATCTAAATTTCCATTTGGCCCAAAACTAACATCAGTCCCACAATCACAAGCCTGACAGTCAGGATAAGTTATCATTGGTAATCTTATAGTAGTATCTATTTTATCACAATTGGCAGGTGTTAAACCACACACAAAACCAAAAGGACGAATGCTCAATATTTCAAGATTACATAAAAAACATAGTAACGCAACTACAACTGAATATAAAAATAATGCCACATGGGCTACAATCAAAAGGTTTAGCCCAATAAGTTGTATTATTAAAAATAAAATTGAAAATATAAAATATAATAAATCAAAATTTCTAAATCCGTCATTTACAGGAAATTTGTTGACATTACTAGCACATGAGTTATCGTCAATTTCTTTAATCCCTATGAATTTACCTTTTGCATTACCTTTTTTATATTCGTCAATTAAAGAAGAAACTGTATAAACTTTATTGAAAACAAACTCGTAAAATGTATCTTCACAGTTTATGACACTATTTAATCTTTTTGTTAATTCGCCGCCCACGAAACCATTTGTATAACCACTCCATGCAAGTCCAAAATAGTAAGAACTGTTTAATTGTTTTCTAACATTCAAGTTTGGGCTTAAACTTGATGGGTCTAAACTTGAGTTTGTCCATCCATATTCTTTTACGTTTGGTACCAAATAATACGGTCTTCTAACCATTTCGGTCAATGTTGGTGGTTGTTCCCATTTTATTTTAAATCTATACTTACCCTTGGTTGGAATACCTATGGTTGGGTCATTAGATAATATTTTTTCTCCGAATTCATTAGTAATAAAATAATCAAGGTTCATTGGCATTTCAACTAACCACGTACCATCTTGGTCAATAACATTACCAGAATTTTCTAAATTGTAAACTTCTAATACAGGATTACCATCCGTATCTGTTTGTATTGTTTGTCTTACTGCAAGTATTTGTCCAGGTCCTGAAACTAAATCACATAAATTTCCTAAGTCATCTCGTGGCTCACAATTATCTCTAACTCTATATTCATCAGGTGAAGAAAATAATGACCCCATAAATACCGATGTCGGTTGTATATCAATATTTACATCACCTCTTAAGTCAAAATCTAATCTATTGATTGCAATGTCGCATATTTCAGGGTCACCCCATAAAGGTGAAACCTCTAAACTTTTTGTTATAGTTACTATTTGAGGTAACGAACTTAAATCAGTTGATGTTCTAAATCTTCCTCCAGCAACTTGTGAAGGAGTTGCTCTACCTATTCTAATCAAATCTTGAGGTGTTAAAGAAAATTCACCAATATCTGATAAATCAACGTCCATTAACATGGTTTGATATCCTAATGGAACACCCATTATCATGTAATCACCACTTTCATTTGTTTTTGCAGTATACTTGTAGTATTTGTCGTAAATCTCTACAGCAGTTGTTCCCGTTAAAACATCTTGTCTTGATGGAAATGTTCCTGTTGCAGCATGAGTTGAATATGATTTTTCGTAGGGTAACAAATTGTATCTATACCCATCTTCATTTTTGTCAGACAAAGATTTATATGGATATATACTTGAAATATAAGGGTTGGATTGGTCTACATTTGTTATGGGAATAAAAACGGAAACTCTTGCATTTGGTATTCCAAAACCATTGTTTGCTGTAATTCTACCAACAACTACACCATAGTTTGCACAACTTCTAGTGTACACGTCTTCTTGTTGAAGTTTTAAAGATAGTATCTCTAAAAAATCAAACTGTTGGTCTAATTGTACATTGATTGTTTTGTTGATTCCTAATTCAGTCCTTATTCTATATGATTGACCCATTAAATCTCTTTAATTAATAAATAGTTTATGTGGAATTTTTTAAATTAAACCCACACCTTTAAATTATAAACTAAAGAAGAAATAAATAAACTTGTTAAGAGAAAGTAATTGATTGGAAATTCTTAACAGATACTCTAATGTCTTTATTAGGGTATCTTATTTGATAAATTTGTGATGGTTGAGCAAATATTGTATCATCAACAGGTCCTATCAATTTTGTTTCAGGATTTGAATACACCATAGATGTTTCAGCAGAAGAATATTGTCCTCCGACTTCATTGATAACATCAATATTTGCAACTGTTAATACTCCATTTGTATTTTGTACAATACTTCTTAATTCAGATAAATAAACATTTTGTCCAAGTTGTCTTGTTAATGGGTTAAAATATTCGGATATTTTATCCACAACACTTGAAATAACTTGTCCTGAGTTTTGTGCAGAATCTAATACAATTGCAACATCAACACTAAGGTCAATAACTTCAGCAGTGAATATTGAAATATAATCATTCATCATTCTATAGTTTGATAAATAATTTGCAATGTTCTGTCTTAAGGTATTAGATACAATGTTAGTTAATTTTCCTGAAGTATCATAAGATAATATTTGAATTAAAATCTTGTTGTCATTTTCTGTAATTGATACTTTAGCTGGTGCTCCGTATTGAGCTGGCATGTTTCTAATAATAGATTCATAATCTTGAACTGTAACTGCTCTCTTTTGCGCCGCAAAGTTAAATGAAACATAATTTCTTATTTCTTCCAACGAAGGTACACCCGCCCCACCTACAGCTGCAGTAACGTTAACACATCTTAATGAGTTTACAACTGATGAGTTAGTTGTCTCTGATGGTCCATTAACAAAGAATGATACAGTCCCAATTTGATTGATAACATTAGTTCCTAAGTTTGTTGCTAAACCACCACCAATTCTATATTGAACAAACAATGTTGAGTTAGGTGTTAATGTCGAACCTAATGAGAAATTGTTAGAATATTTTTGTAATTCTAAGGTTGTTCCTAAAGTGGTGAATTGATTTAATTGGTCTTGAGCCGTGTTTGTACCCCCACCAAATGTCATCTTTTTAAATCCTTCAGGAGTATATTCCGTAATAAATCTATTTTGTGTTTGGAAATATTTTCCAACTTTAATTCCTGGCTGGTCTGAAACCTTTGTAGGGTCTTCAATAAACACTCTATCTTCAGCTAAGGCATCAACCTCATACCATTTGTTGTCTAATCCTAAAAATTCTGCAGTTGTTGGAGTATTTGTGTACTCAGTACCGTTTTTCAATAATACACTTGTAATCCCTAAAACATTCTTTTCAGGTAAGAATAACTCAAAGAATGGTTTTACATCATTTGCACCGATAACTCTTTTAAATACTTTAGTTACACCATTAACAACAATTTCTCTTTTAGTGATTGTATAGTTAACAAGAACATTATTTGAATTGAAATTTGGTATCTTTAGTCTATTAGGAAAACCTTGAGCATTATATGGTGATGCAAAATCAATATCATAAACATTTTCAAACACAACTCCAGCACCAACAACTTGAGAACCTCTTGTTAATGTTCCAAGATATCTCTCATCTTCTTTATCACCAAAAGCAGGTACTGTTATTGAAAAATCAACTAAAGATACTGATGGTCTTTGTCCTGGCAATTTTAAACCATAAGTTCTTGCAATGTTATATATTGAAGACCTTTGTTGTGCATATTGTAAAACAGTTTCTTGTAAACTTCTATCAATATTGTAATTTAAGTTATCGGCAACTGCAGCATTTAAATCTAAAAAAACTGAAAATACAGAAGCATCATTAAAATCCTGGATTAATTCAGGATAATATGTCCTTACATAATTTAAAAGTTCAGTTCTTATCGCTTGATAATCTCTGGTCGCATATGATATTTTATTGTTTGCCATCTATATTAAATATTGATAATCACAAAATCGCTTTGAGCAAATGTTGAGTTGTTAGTTGAGTAATCTATTCTTATTTTTGCAGTGTATTCCGCGGTTCCTTTTCCAGGAAATCTATAAATTGAAGATTCACTTGTGCCTGCAACATTTTGTCCAGTTGCAATGTCTAATTCTTCTTGAGGGTCAGCAGGAGTTATTGTTAAACTATTAACCAATAAGTTTGGCATAAAATTTTGAATAGCGTCTCTAATATCCGATTCAATTGCACTGAAAGTTAACCCATCAAAAGGTTCAAATAAAAATTCATACAATCTTGTACCAAATGCAGGTAAGAAATATCTGGACCCCTTTCTTGTTAATAACAAATGAATAAGGTCTGACTTTATTTCTTGGGATTGTAATTCAGTTAATTCCAAATAGTCTCCTCGTACAGAATCTCTGAACGGAAAACTAAGTCCATATGTAACACCGTTTGCCATATATATAAATATACTATCCTACTTTTTCTTATAAATACATAAAAACAAATAATCCCGATTATTAGTCGGGATTATTAATTATTTTAAGCTGAACATCCAAAACACTCAAATGGACTATCTTCAGGTTTTTGGGTTAAACCCGTTTCAAGGTAATCTACTTTTGGTGTTTCAATCTTTTGACCTTGTTTTTCAACCTTAGACAAGTCTAACGCTAAGTGTTTAGCTCCTGTTGAAATTGCTTTAGTTCTAACGTAGTAACATAAAGTCTTTAATCCTTTTTCCCACGAATGGAAGTGTGAAGATGTAATCTTTGACAACGTTGGATTTGACATATATATGTTCATTGATTGTGATTGGTCTACAAATGGTGCTCTTTCTGCCGCCATATCAATAAGTTCTCTCTGAGAAATCTCCCAAATAGTTTTGTACTTATTAATCAAATGTTCAATTCTCTTAACCTTTTTAGCGTAGTTCTTATCTTCAGTGTCAAGATAGTTATTGAAGTTAACATTTTGAATTGACCCTTCATTCATAATGATTTCATTTTTCAAATCTTCACTCCAAATTCCAAGTTTTTCAAAATCATTAATCAAATACTTGTTAACAATTAAGATTTCACCACCAACAACACGTCTATTAAATAACGCCGAGTGAGCTGGTTCAGTCATTTCAAATGAACCTGTAATCTTAGCAGATGATGCAACTGGCATCTGAGCAGTGAATAAAGAGTTACATACACCATACTTTTTAACATCTTCTTTTAATGAAGCCCAATCTAAGAATAAATCAGATTCATTTAATCCCCACATGTCAAATTGGAAAATACCTTGTGACATTGGTGACCCTTCAAAGAATTTATATGGTTGTTTAACACCTCTCTTACATAAATCATTACTTTCAAAGATAGCTGCGTAGTAGATAGCTTCAAAAATATTCTTATTTAAAGTTTTTGCTTCTTCAGATGTAAAAACATAGTCCATCAAAAAGAATACGTCAGCAAGACCCTGAACACCAATAGCAATTGCTCTTTGTTCTAATCCACCTTTTAATCCTTTTTCAGTTGAGTAACTATTGATATCAACAACATTGTTCAAAGCTCTAACTACTTTTTTAGTTTCGTTAATCAATAATGTATAATCAAATTTACCTTCTTTAATAAAGTTCTTTAATACAATTGAAGATAATGTACAGATAGCTGTTGTTTCTTCGTCAGTAAATTGGTAAATCTCATTACAAAGATTTGATTGTTTTATAACTCCAATGTTTTGATGATTGGTCTTCTTATTTGCACTGTCTTTGGAACATAAATAAGGTACACCAGTCTCAACTTGTGACTCAATTACTTTAGTCCAAATTTCTTGAGCTTTAACTTTCTTACCAAGACCCATTTGTACTGCTTTATTATAATTTTCTTCGTACTCATCACCATAACACTCTTGTAATGGTTTAATACCAGCTTTAAGGATATCGTTTGGACAGAATAAGTACCAATCAGCATTTTCTTTAACCGCTCTCATGAAGTTATCAGGAATCCATAGTGCTGTGAATAAATCACGAGCTCTTAATTCATCTTTACCTGTATTCTTCTTAATGTCAAGTAAGTCAAATATATCTTTGTGCCAAGGTTCGATATAGATAGCCGCACTACCAGGTCTTCTACCTTGTTGATTGAAGAATCTTAATGACTCATTAACAATCTTTAAGTATTTTAATAAACCACCAGCAAATCCTCCCGAACTATTAATTCTACTTTCCTTACTTCTGATGTTAGACATTGATAAACCAATACCCGCTGCGTCTGAAGAATATGTTGAAATATCACTCAAGGTTTTTAATAATCCATCACGAGAATCTGAATTATTATAATGTAACACACAAGAAGCTAACTGAGGAACTTTAGTTCCCGAGTTAATCATAATTGGAGTTGCTTTAGAAATTAGTTGGTCAGACAATGACTTGTAATACTCAACCGCCTCCTCAAATGTATTAGTTACCCATAAAGCAACTCTCATATACATATGTTGTGGTCTTTCAACAACTTTACCATTAGGTAGTTTCAACAAGTACATTTCAGTTAATGAACGCCATGCAAAATAATCAAAATTATAATCATTCTCATGATTGATAACCACATCTATCTTATCCGCCCCATATCTTTCAATGATTTCTATAAGTTTGTCATGAACAACACCGTCAACGTGTAACATATGCATTGTATTTGAGAAACTTGGGTCAGTTTCTTTATGGTACGAAGATATTGCAACCGAAGAAGATAATCTTGAATAGTCGTAATGACTACCTGTATATGAAGCTGCAATCTCACATACTAATTTATCTAATTCTTTAGTGGTTACAAACCCCTCAGTTGGAATTGATGTAATTACTTTGATGAAAATTTCATCAGAGTTTACACTTAACCCTTTCGCAGCTTTTTTAATTCTGTTATAAATTTTTTGTGGATTAAACACAACATCTTCTCCTCCTCTTTTTTTAATCTTTAATGACATCATAATTTTATAATATTAAAAATCGTCGACAAATGAAATTGCCTCGTTTAATTTAGCCTTTTGGTATTCTACTGTTCTTCCCTCAAAGAAGTTACCTTTTGTTTCAATAGCAATTTGCTCCATGAATTTAAATGGTTGTTCAACATTAAATTCTTTTTTACAACCAAATTTAAGTAAAAGTCCATCAACAACAAACTCAAGATATTGTTTCATTAAGTTTGAATTCATACCAATAAGTGATACAGGTAATGATTCAGTTATAAATTCTTTTTCAATTTCTAAAGCAGATAAAAGGATTTCTCTAATTCTTTTTTCACTTGGTTTATTTTCAACGTGATTGTTTAACAAGTGGATTGCAAAATCACAATGTAAGTTTTCATCTTTAAAAATTAAAGTGTTCGCATTACATAACCCTTGCATAATACCTCTTGATTTCAACCAAAAGATTGAACAGAATGACCCTGAAAAGAAAATACCTTCAACAGCCGCAAAAGCAACTAATCTTTCTTGGAATGAAGCATTTTCAATCCAATCCAAAGCCCACTTAGCTTTCTTTTGTACTGCAGGTAAATTGTCTAAAGCCGTAAAACATTTATTCTTCTCATCTTCGCTTGAAATGTATGTATCAATTAAAAGTGAATACATTAAACTATGAATATTTTCCATAGCCAATTGCATGCCATAAAAGAATTTAGCTTCAGGATATTGGACTTCTCTATAGAAGTTCTCTGCCAAATTTTCATTCACAATACCATCAGATGCCGCAAAGAACGATAAAATGTTCTTAATAAAGTATTGTTCATTTTCTGAGAGATTACTCCAATCTCTGATATCTTCTGTTAAATCTATTTCCTCTGCCGTCCAAAACGCAGCTTGGTGCATTTTATAAAACTCCCAAATGTCATCGTGTTGAATAGGAAATATTACAAACCTATTAGGATTTTCTACTAAAATTTTTTCCATATTAATTTTTTTGTTTTTTTGTTACGATTTTTTTTCTTCTCTTTCTTTTCTTTTTTCTAACAACTCCTTAACTCTATCTCTTTTTCTTTCCTCTTGTTGTTCCTCAAAACCTAAGAATGTTACTGAACTCTCTGTGTCAATCTCCAAAAGTTCATTGTTGAACTTACAGTTTTCAAACACAACACCATCTTTACCGATTCTTGACTTGGTGATTGCAATTGTCGCCAAGTTCATTTCCTTTTGTTGTAAAGTTTTAGCCACCGATATGATTACGTGACCTACTTGGGCTTTCTTAATGGACCCACCCATTTGGTCTGTAGTTACAACTTCTGATGAAATTGAAGACCTATTACCTTGGGTTGCTGTCCAACCCACCAAAGACAATTCATGACACATTGCTTCAAACCCTCTCATTACTGAACCTTCAGCTTTCCACTCGTCCTTACTTGTACTCTCAGGTACCACACAATCAATATAGTCTAAAAGAATTAAATCAATTTTTGTACCATCGGCAATCATTTTTCTAACCTGATTTTTGATTTGAGACATAGACATTGAATCTGATGGTAACTTCTTTAAAATTAACTCGTTCTTCATTGTATTCTGAATCTCAGCAATCTTACTCATAACTTCTTCTTTGTGAATAACCAAGTTATCAGGTTCAATCCCTGTCCAAAGGGTAAAGTGTTTTCTTTGAACAATTTTAGGGTTGTCCTCAAAAAATATCTGAAGAACATTATAACCAAGGTTAAATGCTGTGTTTGCAATCTTAGTCAAAATGGTTGTCTTACCAACACCTGTAGGTGCCAAGATTACACCAATTTCCCCCTTCGCCAGTCCACCTTTAAGTAGTTTGTCTATACCAGGTATACCAATCGCAATTGGGTGTCTAAAATCCTCATCTAATACACTATCAAGGTTGGAAAAAATATTGGTTAAACCTGTATCTCTTTCTCCAACTTGTAATGCCTCACGAACAAGTCCTTCAACTTTATCGTATGACTCAAAGTCTCCTTCATTAATAATTTTCTGAGCTCTATCCATAGCCTTCTGAAGTTCTTGTTGTTTACAAAACTTCAAGGCCTTTTCTTGAACAAATATACTTCCTTCAAATGGTGCATCCTTAACTTGTTTCAAAGTGTCAAGTACAATCTTAGCAACAAGTTCTTGAGAAATTTCAGATTTTACAATCTGTTCCAAAGTATCAAAGTTAGGCGTAGACTCATACTTAACATAATATTCTTTAGTCATCTGTAAGATGATTTTGAAATATTTGTTGTCAAAATATGAACTTTCAATGACATCCATAATTGATGATGAAAATTCTCTATCTATAATAAGTTGGTTTAATAATTGTAGTTGAAAAGTGTTCCCTAAGTATTCAAAATTCTTGTTCATATAGTATTGTTTGCCCCTGTGTTTTATTAAATATTTACTTACTCAAGTCAAAGTCCAAATATCTGAAACTTAATTTTGAAGATGAAAAAATGTCAGTCAATTCTCGTAACACATCTTTCAAAAAAGGTCTTACATCAACTGTATAACGTACTTTTGGTGGAAAATTTTTTCCATCAAATGCTCTATGACAAATTGTCTGCTCTCCAACTTTGATATAAATGTTGAAGTCTTCAGGTCCGTCAGTAAAAGATGTTTCCATAATAGAATGGTCATCATAAATTGCCTCTTTGTTATCTATCATATAGGTAACAGTTTTCATCTTCAAATAGTATTGAAGTTCATTTGTGATTGCCTTGATGTACTCATAGAAATTCACAGAATTCTTTGCCTTCGGATTGTATCCTCTTACGTTGAAGAATCGTTGTACAACGATGTTGTCGTTCAACGTCATTAAGAATTCCATCTTGGTGCTGTCTTGTTCTCTCATAATTTTAATTTTTATTAATATTTCTTTTTTCTTTTCTTGTTAGTTTCATAAATGGTTTCAAAAAATCAACCCAAGCTTCATTGTCTTTGGGTAGATACTTAAAGAGTCCGTCTTCCATCATCATCCTCATTAAGTTTTTGTATCCCCTATCTGTAGGGTCTATAGTATCGGTTTGGATTTGTTCTACTAATTCTTTTCCTTCATATGTTATTAATGGGTTAGATAAATCAACAATTCTTTTATTTTGTGAATAAAATACTTCTCCAAATATACCGCTTTTTGTCCGTCCTGTCAAAATATTATCTAACACCTTGGACTTTTTCTTTTGTTGGATAATTCGAGCATTATCCAATAATTCGTGTGTAGTGCAGGATTTAACCAGCACTTCAGGAAATAATTTGACCAATGTTTTTTCACCAAGTCCTTCAATACCATCTATATTGTCCGACTTGTCCCCTGTAAAGATTTTACACAATAGAACATTGTAGTGGGGGATTTCCACTTTGTTAATTGTAATCATATCCCCATCCTTATAGTATTGTTTGTGGATAGGGGAATATATGGTTACATTCTCCGAAATTAATTGGGTAAGGTCTTTATCACTTGAAAAAACGATAATCTGCTCTTCTGTTGAAATTTTGCAATAGTGAGCAATGAGGTCATCAGCCTCATTGTTTACCATCTCTATTTGTCTCACAAATATTTCTTCAAGGTATTGTTTAACCCTTGCTTTCTGTTGCAGATACGACTCGTATTTGAATTCGTTCATATCTTGGCGTCGGTTTGTCTTATATTGTGGATAGATTGTCTTTCTCATTGAAGAGTTTGACTCCCCATCCCAAAACACAACCACCTTATCGTGATTATGTTCCTCTAAGAACTTACGTAATATGTTAATGAAGTGATACACTCCACCCACATGATTTCCTTCGTTATACAAGTCCCTAACCCCATGAAATCCAATCTTAAATAGATTGTCTCCGTCAACTAATAATGTCTTAATCACAACAGTGATTTAAAATGTGAAACAAATAAACTAATCTTCTTTTTCTTCTTTTAGAGTAAAGTCACCATCTGTACCGATGATATCTTTCCAATAGTCCGCATATTCCTTTTTGTAGTTTTCAATTGAAGCCTTTTCTTCAGATGCTTCTTTACCTGCCAAGAATCCATGTGGTGTAACAATAATCTTTCCATCTTCATAACCCAATCCATTGATGTGGTTCTTCATAACAGAAACTTTTGTTCTAATTGCAAACTTGACACTTCTTTTGTCTTTAGTTGCCGTAATCTTGTTTGTACCCGCACCTTTTTGATTACCAAATAAAAATACTAATGATGAGTTCAACCAAATGGCTTCACCACCTTTAGCTTTAATCTTCGGTTGTCCGAAAGGATTGTCAGGTAACTCAACCCATGGTTGGTTAACAATGATAAGAGTGTTTTCGTATTTAGAATCTGCTTTACGAGACCCTGAAATTCTTTGGTTAATACCCATACCAATTTTATCTGCCAAGGTTGATGCATTGTGTTGTTTTCCTCCCTTTCCTTCGTAAGTCATCTTACAAGGAACTGAACCAACAGAATCCCATAGGAATAATAAACTATAGTCTAATTCACCTTTCTCCTGAGCATCCAATAATTCATTGATGTAGTCAGTGATTTGTTCAATATAGTCAAAGTTATTATTGAAGATATAAAATCCATCCCAATCTAATTCTCCTGTTTCTTTATCAACAACCTCTTCACATTCAAACCCCATAAGTTTAGCATGTTCAAAAGACCACTTCTGTTCTGTAATGATGAATACAGGTAGAATACCTTTCTTTTGAGCATCAACAGCCGATTTAACTAAAGCCGTTGTCTTTCCCGTATCTGAGTGTCCAAGGAACATATTCAAGTGTCCGATGGCAGGGCCAGGTAAACCAACAGCATCTAAGAAGTCAGGTCCTAAATCAAAAAACCTTTGAGGTTTATATTTTGCAGAAGTTGAGAACTTCTTCTTTACTGAACTGAAATCGTTTTTCTTAATCGCCATGTATTTGTTTGTTTAAAAATGGGGTAGATATTTCACTACCCCGTGATATTAGAATGGTAAATCTCCCGCAGGTTCATCATCCATTTGTGGGTCAAGATAAGCAGGTTTCTCAGCTTTCGCTCCTCCCATCATTGTTGTTTCTTCAGTGTTGTTTTCATAAACATATCCACCTTTCTCATTATCCCACTTCGGTGTTTCACCACGAGCAATCGCTTCAAGATAATCGACAGGTTTTTTAGAATATACATCTAACCAAGTTAATTCATCTTCAATCCAAGCTTTAGCTTGTGCAGGTTCAGCATGTACAGGAGATGCATCTTCGTACATAATAGTCGATACGGTTGTGTACTCTTTACCCTTTGGAGTTTTTGCCTTTGATAACTCGATGATTAAGTCACGACCATTAGTTGGGTCAGTGATGTCACCTTTGTTTCTCCAAATAGGAATGATTTTATCTAAGATACCATCATTCTTATAGTTGTGTTTGAATCGCCAAAACTTTGGACCATCTTCTTCATGGTCACGGTCGATTACCTTTACGATATAAAATTTACGAGACTTATATTGTTTCGCCAATTCTTTATCAGACTCTTTTCCTGTTGACATTAATTCTTCGTAAACCTCATTCAAAGGTGAACGCTCATTGTCATTTTTACCTGGGTCATAAAACTTCTGCCATTGACCACCAACTTGAATTTCGTGATACCATGCCTCCTTGAATGGTGATGACCCATCTGGTGTAGGTAGGATACGAACTCTACGTTGTCCTGATTTCTCTTTATCTCCTAAGATTAAAGCGAAATACTTCTTCATTCTTTCGTCTTGCGACATCTTACTTTGGGCCCCGCCCGATGCTTGTTGTGATTTTTCGTACTGCGCCAATACGGCGTCTAATGAACTCATCATAATTTTTTATATTAAGTTTTTAATTTGTATAATACAAATATAGGTGTTTTATTTGTTATGTCAAATAAAAAAGACCACCGAATGGGTGGTCTTAATCATTAATGTTTCTGAAAACTAAAATCCTTCTTTATCAAATCCAGGATTTTGGAATGATGTTTTAATATCATTCACATTAATGTCAGTAACCTCATCGGGTGTTAAAACATAATCATTTTTTCCCGTCATTTCCATCTCATCTTTTTTATCGTCAAAGAATTGTGATAACTTTTGGTTGAATGGATATGAATCGTATGTTCTTAATTCTAATTTTTCTTCAGGAGTTTTCTCTCTGTATTTCTCAATCTTACTTTCCAAAGAATTCAACTTATTCATAATTGAATCCATTTCAGATAATTTAGATTCTAAGTTACCTAATTGACCAAACAAGTTTTCAAAATAATCATCTTGTTTCTTTTCAATATTTTTTTGAGAATCTACTAATTCTGTGATATCAAGTTCTTCACTACCTGACTCGTCACCACCTTCTTCGGATTTTCCCTCATCATCAATTTTTTCAACGTCAGGGTCATTTTCTACATCAATAGGTTCTGCAGGTACATCAGCAACAGGTGCTTCAGGAGCCGCAGGTTCTGCTGGCGCGGGTGGAAGTGGAGCTTCCGCTCCAGGTGTTGGTGCCAATGCTCCTAAATCAGGTTCAGCAGTAGCCGCATCTTGTTCCATAATATATTGATTGATACTCTTGTATCTTTCAATTTCACTTAATATTTTTTTTCTGTCTACTTTCATTTTATTATCCGTTTAATAATTGTTTTACACCTCTTGATGTTTCAACTCTTACTTTTCTATTAGCTGTAGTTTGATGACCCGCTCTTTCAATTAATCCATCTCTTTCTCTAACAGTGTAGCAGTCTCCTGTATCTAAGTCGCAAACTTGTTTAGTTCCGTCTCCATTGTCTTCTTGAGAATATCTTACTGATTTTCCAAGATAATTGTCTAATGCTGATTTTAAGTTCATAAAATTCTTTTTATATAAATATATGGTTATTGTATTAAATTATACTATTCTGAATCTCATTTTGAATGGTAATACCACATCTTGTGGATATTTACTTCTATCGACAGGCACCGCCTTGACAGAGAAAGTAATATTTACATCAGCATTTTTGTATTCAGTACTATTAATAGTTGCAACAGGTAAATTCAAAACGTTTAACAAAAATTGATTTTGACCTATAATGAACTGATTGTTTGAAACATAACTCGCACTATTAATTTTTGTAGTTGTATTTCCAGTTAAAGTTTTTACCACTACTGTGTTGTTAGGACCGACAGAATCCTTGGTTATTTTATAAGTGTATTCAGGATATGAATAAATCGCCCAATCTCCAACATTATTAGCTACCACTACTTTTAAATTACCCGTGTTTGTTATTGTTGATGTTAATGTAACAGGTGACGGATTAGTATTAACGTCTGTTGAAAGTGTTGGTAAAGTTTGTTGTGGATTATAAATAAAATCAGAAGTACTTGTTACATCTCCATTTTTTGTATAAACTTTAATTTTAATATTTTTAACTTCTTTTGTATTGACTTCAGGTACAATAACGTTGATGTTGAAGTCATTAATTATTTCAATATATTTTGAAGGCACTGTAACAGTATCAAAAATTACTTGATATGTTGTACCTAAGAAACCTCCATTAATTCTTAATATAGTATTATTTCTACCTGTGTTAGGTGTAAATGTTTTAATTACAGGAGGTGGGCAAACGGTTGTTCCTGTTGTTGTTACGTTCAAATTATTTTTAACAGTTTCTTTTTGAATCATCTTCAACTGTGTTTTGATAGTCGCTGTTTTATCAGCGTTTTTAACAACATTTGTTGCCTCTACATTCAGTCCTGCATTACCACCCGCTAACTTAAAAGCGTCTTTGAACGTCGCATCCAATTTAGTGAATTCTGATAAATGACTATCATAGTAAGATTCTTCAACATTTTTTTTTGGCCAATAACAAACATAATATTTTGTAATACCAATACCATTTGCACCATCAGTTATACGGTCAACATTCGGTCTTAATCTTGAGGCCATAAAATCAACATACTTATCTACCGATGTAAAATTGGCAATTGGTTGTGCGGTTTTAGTTGATAGTGTTGAATTTGGAATGTTAGCACAAGAACATTGTCCTGGTATAAAATAAGCAGGTGCCGTATCTCCATAGTCGTGAGTTAATTCAACGGTACCATAATTATGATTGTATCCCTCAAACTTGCCACCTTGGAATGTTCTAACGTATGATATCATAAATATCAATATTTGTAACGTAGGTTCGTTAGGTAACTTAATCTTTAACACATCAGCAAAATCTTTTGGTGTTAATGAAGTTGATGTTGTAGTTTCAACTTTTGCCCATGATAAATAAGGTGCAACTAAGTTATTTACACATGCGTTTGGCGCTGCTTTAGTATTATTACCTGATTGAGTTATTTGAGCGGCTTTACCAATTTCTGTAATTGCTTTAGCGGTGACATCATCTTTTTTAATTTTAAGAAGTGCTTCAACCTTAGTTAATAAATTTTGATTTATACTCTGTAAATAATTGTCAATTGCAGGTAAATCATATATTCCTTGTCTTACACCTGTAAAGGTTGTTTGGAAACTTCCAGCGTTTATTGTATGACTAACATCTAAAATCATGTATGGCCCATTGAACATAGGAACATGTCTCAGATTAAAATACATCATTGGTTGTAATAACGCATTACCTAAACAAGATACTGAACATTGGTAACTTCTTCGTTTGTATAAATTATATAAACTAATGTTCTGAGTTGCAACTGTTCTACCAGACTCTTGATTAATCATATTTAATTGAGTTTGAATTGTCTCAGAAGTGGCTTTACCACTATCCATAGACACATTGAATGAATAGAAAACATTTTGATTTCTAATACCCATATCAACGTTAAACCCAACACATCTATTAGATACCGCCCAATCTTTTTTATTTTGTTGATTTTCAATTAATGGGTTTTCAGATGCTCTTCTCATTTCAAATCCATCAGTTCTATACTTGGAATTGTTTTTTGGTAAGTCCAAATAAGCAGATGGTAGACCAGTATAGAAACAAAGTATTTTAGGACTTGATTTTCTGTAATCAACGTCTAAAAATGTTCCCCACATGTTGTCTGCAAATTGTAATGAACCTTCAGTATTTTGTGATATTGTTGTACCATCTACATCTTGTATGTTATAGAAATTCACATAAGCAGGTAGTGGCATTACATTGAACTTATTTTGAATCAACATACCACTTATCAACGTAAACACACTCATTTCCATGTTAAGTGCATTTGTACTGAGCATTCTTTTCAATTCGAAGATATCAAGAATAATTGTATCTCCAATATTTCTTGAAGCTCTATCTAAGAATAAAAAGTCTTCAAACAAAGTTTTGTTTTTAAAATCAGAACCTGAAATCCATTTATCATTTAACGCCTTAAAGACTTCATAGTTTTCAACTTTGCTTTGTTGACCATCTATTACACTTTTGATTGTTCTTTCAGGTAACTGTTGTTGGTCAGGTAAAGCAAGTCTTACAGACGTCAATACATCATTCAAGAAAACGTTTTGTAAATCTGTAGCAGTTTGTAAATAATCTCCAATTTTTGTTTTGAATGTGCCTGTTGTTATTGTTGGGTCGTACAATTTTTGAGTTGCATAAATTTTTACTAAAGGTGAACAAATAACAATATTATTGACAGTGAACTTTATATCGTTGTCAATGAAGAAATCTGTTATGTATGAACCAGTATCAGTATAAATTAAATTTTCAATTGTTGAAAACCCAACTTCAGTTTCCAAAGTTACCCACTCTGTAGGATATTGTGCTTTGGACTGAGCTAATGTTACCCCTCCTTTACTTGAGGGTAAAGAATTTTTTACGTATGGGTCAAAGTTTATAGGGTCAACAACTGTTGGTGTTGTAGACTTATAAGATATATAAGAATCAAAAGTTCTTCTTTTATAATTGGCAGGATTACCGTATTTCAATATTACATCATACTGTAAAAAAGCACTGATGTTAGATTCAAAAACCCTCAGTTGTGTTTCACCCAAATTTAAAAAATAATTTGGGGTTGTTTGTTTTATTGTCTCGGCATTGACTGTCATTAACTTTCTAAACAAGTACTGAAAGTTTTTAAATATTGCATTAGGGTCTACAGGTGACGTATCCAATGGAACATTTACTTGAGGTCCCAAATCAATATCTTCAATAGGTTTAGAAAAATTTAAAAATTCTTGTTCAAATTGGTCAAGAATACTTTTATCAAAAACTGAAAAAATTTCATCTATCTTTGAATACTCGTCAAAACTCAATAATCTAAAGGGAGCTTGTTGATTAGTGTCCGTTAGTATTTTGTTAATGTATGAATCAGGTTGTGGTTTAACAACTTGGTCGTTATCAAAGTATCCATAGTTTGGTACGTTCCATAATAGTCTAACCGAACCATTGTACATTGATTGATTATAAGTTAAATTAACTACTGTTTGACCATTCTCAGTACAAGTCTCTTTTGTTTGGTTAACATTACTACCAAACGAAGGTACTATAAAGTAATCGTAACTTGTTGTATTTTGTTTAGGGTTACAATTAACCGTATTATTTTCAATAACTGTATTTGGTAAAATTACTGACCAAGTAGTCAGTGTTAACGTTTCTCCATTTTGAACAGAATTAAAGTTTGACCCTTCAAAATCAAAAACTTTCATTCCTCCATTTATACTATTTTGAATTTGGTCGTCACTATATGTTGTATACAAATCGTAACCTGTATAAAATACATTAAAGTCATTTATAGTTTTTGGATAGAAACCTGTTTGTATAGAAATACTTCCTTCCTTATTATTTTGTAGAGTGATTGATTTTTTTCCTTCAAATTCAAAATTGTAAGTTTTAGTTTCAGCACTTGTTATAGGGTCAAAATTTGTTGCGTAATCATAATTTTTCCAAGCACTATCTAATATATCAACATTAGTTTGTTTGTAAGTTTTGTATCTGTACCAAATTGAACCTAATTTTAGAACCCAAGCATATGGCATTTTATGTATTGCTCCAAACTTTTTAAAACAAGATGCAATATAATCTAAATTGGATGTGACACCTTTCGTCTTATATCTTTCCCTCAAACTAGCTAAAGGTAAAGAATTTATAAACAAGTAAGCGGCTTGTACGTATGGATATTTATCTTTTTTTCTCCAATTATAGACACCATTTTGTATTGCATTAATAAAATACGGTGTGTTTAAAATTGTAGTTGTTGTCTGTGTTGGAAAAGTATTGACAGGAGAAATATAATTCACATACCCTTCTGTGGCAACTAAAAGTTTATCAGAATTTTCATCATTTATTTTCCTTACAGAATAAAAACTTCTTAATCCAAATGTCTTTGCATCAGGATATGGAGTTATATCAACTAGATAAGAGAAGTTAGTTACTGGTCTATTTATCAGTGTATCATTAATGTTTGAGAAATTTGATATTACATTTCTTGGTTCATATACGTTCAACACTTTTTTTGTATTATATACCCCAAAATTTGCACTTGTACCTGTAGAACTCATGTTTTTACTAACCCAATTAGAGTTTGTAAATGGGTATGTGTCGACAAGTATTGGTGTATTTGAAGCATTCGCAACTAATTGTTTTAATCCAGAAGAAACAGGAGAGTTTTGAGGATTTTTTCCCAAATCAAATATACTTAAAATATTAAATGAACTTTCTGTTAAAGTTTTAATATATGGTGTTACAAAAAAATCTCTAATGTATTCTTGATAAGATTTTCCAGTACCATTGTTTGAAATATTTTCTAAGAAGTTTTGATAGTTGGAAGCTGTCAAATTGTAATTTTTTAGTTTCAAACTAATATAAGGAGAACTTATTCCAATTCCGTTAACTAAGTTATTTGTTTCAACTTCGTTATTTAACTTAATCAACTCCCCACGTTGATTTTGATTAGCTCTTAAAAAACCTGAATAATGAGTAGTTAAAAATTGTCTTTCCCATATTTCATAGAAAAACTTTATTTCTTCTTTATTTGCATATGCAATACCCGATGAAGGATATTCAATTGCATTTATGTTAATAATTTTTGTACTAAGTTCTGTATCAGGAACTGGTGCTGCTGTTGGGGGATTGAACTTTTGAGTTAACCCTTTCATGTATTCCTCAACAAATTCAACTTCAGGCCACTTGTCATATAGATATCCTTTGGTCAAGTTGACTACTGAAGGGTCTGCAAGATACTTTAGTTGAAATCTTCCTTTTTTATCATCAGGAGTTTCGACAAAAAATTGTGGCCAAGGATATACAGGTATTTGAGACGTTGATAGTCCTTGGTTTTGATTAGATGTAGTTACAGTTATATTAACTTTATTTTGTGAATCAGTACCTGGCGCCGAAGATAAATCATTTAAAATAGCCGCTTTTCTAACAGGGTCATATTTTACATTCCAAGCATTTGTATGAACATCATCTAAAAGTCTAATGAATCCTTCTGCGTTAGCCATGATAACTGCACACATATTTCTAACTGAAGGTTTGAAACCAATCCCAGTTGCTCGGTCTTCAATTTTTGACGCCAACTCCGCAGACAATTTTGTTTCTTGAGCTGATAGTTTTTGGTTTGCTTCAGTATTCATTTGATTTATTGTATTAACAAATCTGTTAGTACCATCAAAAATAAACACTGGCGGCATTAATGTATCAACATTAGTATTGATTAGTAAACCATTTGTATTTCGACCTATTTGTCCATAAGGTTTAAGTGATTTTTGTACACTAGCAATCAAGGCAAAAATTTCAATGTCTGTAGGTGTTTTCACTCCTGTTCTTTCTATTAATGTTTTTGACCAATTTATGTTACTAACAACAAAAGGCTCTTCAAACATGGCATATTTGATTGGGTTTTTTATTGGCATATCACCTTTATCCCCTAATGTTTTGTTTGTTGCCAACAAGTTGTTAAACTCTGTTATGTATTTTTTTAACTGTTCAATAGCTTCCCACTGGTCTTTAGCATTATTATAACTTTCTTTGAACGTATAAACATAGTCACCTTTAATTGTAACTAATGGTTTTGGATTCAAATATTGATTGAACCATGAAGTTTCGTCACCTCTAACTTTACCAAAATAAGCGGTAAGAACATCTTTATATGTTCTTATATTAGTTAATGATTCAACGTTTACTTTGTTGTATGAAGCCAAAATGTTTTGTTCAAACATCTCCAACTTATTAATTAATTGAGCAAGTGTAATCTCAGGAAAGTTTTCAGGTAGTAGTCCTTTCGCTTTATACTCACTATACACCTCAACTATTTTTTGATATCCTTTTTCAGTTGTCAATTGAGTTACAATGTTGTCAGGACTAATAGTTGATTCTTTTGAAATTGCGTTTGTTTGAGATGCCGATGCTCTTGTATTTTTGTCTGCGGGTTCAGGCGATGTCGGTGATTTAGCAACATTAAATGTATTTGAATACATGTGAGGAGCGGCTAATAAACTACCAACAGATATTTCATTCAAGATGTTAAATTTAAAACCAACAAATTCTAATTTAACAATGTAGTTACCGCTATATGAATTGAAACTTGCACTGAAACTTTGTAGGTTTAGTTGATATCTGATTGCTTGTCCATAGTAACCTTTTAAAGTTAAATAAAATGGTGGATAAGGCAAATTGAAAAACGCAGCATATGGTGAATTATCTCCTAACTGAAATAAAGCTCTACCTTGAACATCTTCCAAAACCATACTTACACTTGGTGTAAATGACGTATTTGTTCTAACTTGGATAGATGTAATCCCTAACAAACCGTTGTCTGTCGCTTTTTCACCAGGTGATGCAATATAAGTTTTTTGGTATGGGGTGTCTCCTTTTGGTTCAATCAATTCATCTTTGATTTGATTTTGCCCCAACATGTTTTTGGCATTTTTTCCTGTCAATTCATCGTAATATCCTGTAGTCAGTGCAGTGCCTTCAGTAGGTCTTAAGAAGTTCATGTTGGCAACTGATATGGTTCTTGTGTTGTCGTTTGATGGTGTGATACCAACCGCAAGTTTTGTTCTTGGAAGAACTTCAGCTTCAAGGTTTGCATACATAACCAAGTTTTCATGGTCAACCAATCTTTCCTTGATATTACCAAAGGCATCAATAGTCTTGTTAGGGTCAACCACAATAATATTATTGTAATCAAACTCTACTAAAATGTTCCCACTCTTGTCACCCTGTACAACACTACCTGCCATAATAATAAAAATAATTTGCTAAAGCCGCTTTATAATCCTGTAATGATGGTAGTAATGGATATGGAATAATCAATACTGCACCATCATATATGTTATTTTCTAGTCCTCCAAATTGAGGGTTTGCTTGCAAAATTAACCATCCAAAATATGGTGAGTTATAATATTCTTGAGATACAACATCCAATCTACTCCTTGCAACTTTATAGATGTAAGATTTATCAGTTGTTTTTTGAGGCAACTGCACAAATGGTACAACAGTTTGTTCACCGTTGATTAAGAAATCATTGTATCTGTTATAATATTGATATGCCATTAGTTCAATTTAACTTTACTTATATATGCAGTACTTCCTCCTAAAGAGTCATTCCAAGTATTTGTTGATGTGTTAATATTTGTAGTTGCACCAAGTGATTGTATCACCTGTGCTTGATAATTTTTATTAGCACTAGTTCCTACTGTATAAGATAATTCTCTATTTTTAGAAGTAAAAGGAGTAAATTTCATGAAAGGTTTTAACTTGTCAGTGTCTCTTTCCATACTATCTAAAAACGCAACCGTAATATTGTTTTCATTAATAAATAATTGTCTTGCAATTTTTACCCAATAATTGTCAAATAAAACTGAAAGTCCTTCACCAACTCTACTATTATCAATGTTGTTTTTATCATTAATGATGTTACCTATAATTGCGTTTTTGAATGATTCGTATTTTTTTGTGTCTACAATGTCATCAGACAAAATCATATATTCTCTTCTAAATGTCTTATCGTCAAAACTTATACTATTGATAATATCAGTACTAAATGGGAAGAAAACCTCAGACATCAGTGATGTGTAATTAGTTTTTTCTCCTGTATCTCCATAAAGTAAATGTCCTGTATAAGTCTTATTTCCATATGTAAATTTACTTTCAATGTTACATCTGTCGTCAAATGTTTGTAATCCTACTTGAATTTTACTTATGTCATCATTCATTTCTTGTAAAGAATTAATTCCATTATGGTCAATTCCTGTGATATCATATACAATTGTATTTCCATTTGGTTGTTGTAAACCATCAGTGCCTTTAGATGGAGGAACTGCATCGTAAGAAATTGTATTAGCTCTACTGATATACTGAAGGTAATTTTGTTGAGATGTAACAGTACTTTGAATTATTTGAGTAATCGCATTTGGAAATGTTCCTCTCTTATTCTTCACAAAATTTAAATAATTTTCTCTTATAGTTCTAATTGTTTTTAGCGACAAATTTAAACTTGCTTGAGATATATAACCCATAAACTTATCTTGATTTGAGTTAATATCATTTGCAAAATCTTCAAAAACTTTATTTAAGTTTTGTTCTATGTTTATAGGTTTTCCAAACAGTGTTGCAGTTCCACCACTAGATAAGAATTTTCCAGTTTGATAATTTCTTTGTACTGTCCATAATTGACGTACTCCGTTATTATATTGTTTTGTTACCTCTCTATTTTTATTGACAATATTTGTAAAGTAATTTTGTGTTTCACTTAAAAACTTGTCCATAAACGTGGTGTAGGAAATTGTTCCTGTTTCACCACTAGCTGTCACTCTATCACCACTAATATTTCCAATAGTTGTGTTGTTTGACAAACTACTATTTACATCCGCTTGGTTAATTGTTGGAGGTGCAGGATTACCAAGAGATTGTAAAAATTCTTTATCAATCACTTTGTAACTTTGGTCTGTAACATCAGCTCTCTCATCCCACATTTCAGTGTTACCGTAATAATTAAACGTTAACGCATTTTGTAATTTATCTACAGACTCTTTCAATCCACTTCCACCAACAAAATGGAATCCCAACGTAACATTTGCAATCATAGGTTGTACACCAATACCTTCAGGATTCAAATCTAAATTTTCATATGTAATACCTAAACTTGTCGGTATAATTTTTGTATTATAAAAATCACCAATTCTTAATATTAATACAGGAGGCGCGCCAAATGCGGTGTTAGTAGCATTATTATACTCCAATACATCTTTACCACCTACAGATTTAATAATAGGAATAGTATCACCAGGTCTTGTACATTGTTGCAAGAACGTTAATCTACTATTCAAACCTTCAGGTGTCGTAGAGTGAAATGCTGGTTGGAAAAACTTCAACTTGTCTTTTAAGTTGTCATAAACCATAGGAGTTTCTTCCTTAATTGTTTCAAAATAGTCACATTCAGAAATTAAAGCTCTAACTATTTTTTT